GTCAGATGATCTAAACCGAGCAATTGACCCGGAAGCATTTGATGACCACAAGATTGATGTTAACGGGCTTCATGTTTTGGCACGTGAATGGCACCTACAGGACGGTTTAATTCGTACTGAGTGGCTGACAAAGTTCACCAACATTGAAGAGCCAAAGGTTTTGTTTGTGGACGTTGCGGTGAACAACTCAGTGGCAACAAAAGCGCTTGGCAAACTGCAAAAAGTTGGTTTTGATTGATACAGTTGGGTCGTGGGAACACGACAATATTACAATTTGCCATTTACATTAAACGATAAGGCTCTTGACCAGTTAACGGTCAGGGCCTTATCTCGCATTGTTAAAAAGCAAGGGAAGTTTGTGTCACTTACCGAGATTATTGATGATATGTTTGGCGTAGAGCAAAATAATAGGTCATCTGCCGTGTTGTCACGTATCGCTGGTATAAAGTACGATTTGGATGAGTTGGCAGAGTTGAACCCAGACCTTATTGAGGCTGGGAATTTAGACCCTGTAAAGACATACGGCTTTCGTCTTAGCGACAAGGCTGTCAAATTAACTAATGAGGAAGAAGGTTGAAGATGAGTTCGATTGACGAAGTTGTGGTGGCACTTGGCGCTGAAATTAAGAAAGTGCGGACTGATGCAGGCATGACGCAAGCAGAACTTGCGAGTCTCATTGGTGTTCGTCAACCTGCGATTGTCAGGATTGAGCAAGGCCAGAACGTTCCTACGTGGAGGACATTGGAGAAGATTGCAAACGCTTTAAACGTTAAAGTTAATGTTTCGTTTGACGATTCTGCAAAGTGAGTAAGGCCAACGGCCCACTACACGAAAAACTTCCTCGGCTGAGAAAAGGCAAAACACATTCAATTTCCATTGATGGATTTGAAGGCCACCTAATCACCGGTGAGTATGAAGATGGTTCGTTGGGGCAGATATTTCTTTACGTTGCCAAGCAAGGCTCCACGCTTCGTGGTGTTTTTGATTGCTGGGCTACGGCTGTGAGTCTTGGTTTACAGCACGGCGTTCCTTTGGAATCGTACGTTGAAAAATATGTCGGCCAACATTTTGAACCGTTTGGGATGAGCACTGACGAAGACATAAAAACAGTAAGTAGTGTGAGCGATTATATATTTAAACGACTTGCTATTGATTATTTAGATGACGTTGCATTAGCACGGTTAAAATTGATTCCATGAGTGAAGAAGAAGAAGAAGTTCTTGAAGGTGAAATTGTAGAGTCAAAACCACGGTGTCAACATGTCACACGAAGCGGTCAATGCTCGACAAAACCAATTGAAGGTTACCCACTTTGCACTACACACTTGAAGACTGCTTCGATTGAAGAGATTGCACTTGTTCGCAGCAAAGATGTTTCGTTCACGGAAATTCGTGGTCGAAAGATTAGTAACCCTCTTGAAGAACTTGCGTACCTGGTCAGTGAGGTTTTGACCTACAAAGACTATTGCGCAATGCAAGTTGGAAAACTTCGTGGTGATGAACGTTATGAAGGAAGAGGTGGTGAACAACTTCGTGCTGAAGTTGCACTCTACGAGCGATCACTTTACCGTGCTGGGAAGTTATTGATTGAGTGGAGTCGACTTAACATTGATGAGCGTTTGGCTCGTATTGAAGAAGCAAAAGCCACGGCTATTTTGGAAGTTATTCGCCACGCTTTACTCGCTGCAGAGTTGAGTGACGATACACGGAAGATTGTTGAAGAGGTTGCTATCAAGGAATTGAAAGCATTGAGTCGTGGTAAATAATCCTTTCTCAGTTCTTGACCCTGAACTTATCAAGCCACAAGTAAACGCTTATGAGATTGCAGCCGAGCGTATGGAGTGGGATAGGCACCAACTAGAGATTGCTGCTGACCCGGTAACGTGGATTGAAGAAGTTCTTGGTGAGCACCCTTGGTCAAAACAACAGGAGATTGCTCGTAGCGTCAGAGACAACCGTCGAACAGCAGTGCAGTCATGCCACGATGTCGGCAAGTCTTACATTGCGTCACGTCTTGTTGCTTGGTGGATTGCTTCACACCCTCCCGGCGAAGCATTTGTGGTCACATCTGCTCCAACCTTTCAACAGGTTCGTGCGATTCTTTGGCGTGAAATTAATAAGGCTCATGCCAAAGGTGATTTGATTGGAAGCACCACGGAGACTGAGTGGAAGATCAACAAAGAAATGGTGGGTTTTGGTAGAAAGCCTGCCGACTATTCCATGACAGCGTTCCAAGGTATCCACGCTCGTTATGTTCTTGTCATTTTGGATGAAGCGTGCGGTATTCCTGAGTCGTTGTGGGATGCAGCAGATACATTGATCACCAACGAACTGTCACGGATTCTTGCTATTGGAAACCCTGACGACCCTACATCTGAATTTGCAAAGATTTGCCAACCAAACACGGACTGGAACAAGATTCGCATTAGCGCTTTTGACTCGCCCAACTTTACCGGAGAAGAGATTCACGACACTGTTCGTGAGGTTCTTATCTCGCCAATTTGGGTTGATGAGAAAAAGAAAAAGTGGGGTGAGAATCATCCCTTCTGGCAAAGCAAAGTTCTTGGGTTATTTCCACAGCAGTCTGCAACAGCATTGTTACCGTTGCAATTTCTGCTGGATGCTACAAGACATGAATACAAACCTGAAGATACTGACGCTCGTGTGCTGGGGGTCGACGTTGCACGGTTTGGTACAGACAAAACTGTTTTTGCGTATAGGCATGGGCAGCGTGGTCGCATCATTCACTCTGTAAACGGCTCTGACACGATGGAAACTGCTTCTGCGGTACGTGGGTTCATTCGACGATTAAAAATCGATACAGCAGCCATTGACGCTGTTGGTGTAGGTGCTGGTGTATATGACCGTTTGATTGAGGACAATGAGCCAGCAATTGAGATGCAGGCTGCAGGCAGAGCACGGGACTACATGACCTTTGCCAATTGTCGGGCTGAGTGGTACTGGACGTTTAGAGACCGTCTTGAACGTGGTGAGGTTGACCTTGACCCTGAAGACGAAGAACTTATTGAGCAACTTGCTGGTCTTCAATTCAAGATTGACACAAGAGGACGTATCATTATCGAATCCAAGGAAGACATGAAAAAGCGTGGTCAGGAGTCTCCTGACCGTGCTGATGCTCTAATTTTGGCGTACGGAACTGATGACGACAGTGATTGGGGTTCGGCCTATGGTGTCATTACGTGTCAAAATTGCAAAAATGTATTTGTAGAAAATAGCCTTACGCACTGTCCCAAGTGCCACAGTAAGATAGGATAAAGATGTTCGGACGCAAGCGTGAACCAGAGGTAGTTGTCGAATTGCCTTCTCTTACAAGAGAAGAGTTTGAGTCGATGCAGTGTATGCACTGCGGAGGCGCACATTTGAGAGCGTGCCCACGGGTAAAACGTCTTGTGTTTAGTAGTTCAAATAACATTCAAGAAGTAGAGTTTTGGCAGGAGGGTGCGTGGTCTTCGGACAGCGTCATCTGGCCTGAAGAACTTGACGATTAAGGAGTATCAAAACACATGGCAACTGACCTACAAAAAGCAACGCACGGTGCATTGAAGCAAGTTGAAGTTCTTCTTGCTTCAGAAGCACCTGCATACCAAGTTCTTCCTCTTGTGAAAGATACAATTGCAAATATTGAAAAAGAAGCACCTGAACTTCTTATTAAAGAAGAGAAGAAAACCGAAAAGGTTGTTGGCCCGGAGGCGACGGCTGATGTCAAGGCTGCTGCTGCCACACCTACCGGAAAGCACTTAATTGAAGAAGTTGAAGCGGAGGCAAAAAAAGTTGAAGCGGAAGTTGCAAAGGTAGTTGGCAAGAAGGCCAAGGCTGCTGCCCCGGCTGCAGACGCTTCTAAATAATTAGCGTCTCTTTAAGGACGTAACATGGACAAGAAGGCGATTGCCAGAGCGCTGAAAACTAAAGCGACGCAGGCTCCAATGACACAGGGCGCTCCGTCCGGTGTCACGGGGATGGGTGCTTTAGCGTCTTATGGTGCCTGGAATTACGGCATGTCACAGGCTAATCAACTGCCACGACCTGCTGATGTTTTTATGTCCGGTGCGTTCAGTCCCCTTAATCCAATTCAACCGGTTGGCATTGACCAACCAAATACTGAGAGTGGCAGACCAATGCCACGGAGGATGCAGTATCCCGTTGGTTGGAACATGCCAGTTGGTCAACCTGGTACGGAGGGTCTAAAACTTGTTTCGTTTGCAAACCTTCGTATGTACGCTGACTCATATTCGGTTGTGCGAGCGTGTATTCAGGTTCGCAAAGAAGAAATTCTTGGGCTTGACTGGGACATTGTTCCAACAGACACGGCACAACGAGATATGCGTGGTGACCCGGACGCTCACGATGAGTTTCAAAAGCGTCGACAAGAAGCGCTTCAGTTCTTTCGTCGACCTGACCCTAACTATCACGACTTTACGGGTTGGATGGGTGCTGTACTTGAAGACGTTCTTGTTGTTGATGCTTTGTCTGTGTATCTTCACCCTTCACGAGTTCCCGGTAAGGGTCTTTTAGGTTCTGACCTTTCTGCACTTGAAGTATTAGACGGCACAACAATTCGCCCCCTCCTTGACATTCGTGGTGGAAGTCCAAAACCACCGTCACCTGCGTACCAGCAGTACCTATGGGGAGTCCCACGTACTGACCTCATGGACATCATCATGGCTGCAGATATTGAAGAGATGGATGAACCTGTTGCAGAGTATCGTGGTGACCAACTTCTTTATTTACCCTACACACGCAGATCGTGGACTCCCTACGGATTTCCTGGCATTGAACGTGCGATTATTCCTGTGATGACTGGTCTTCGTCGTCAACAATACCAACTTGAATATTTCAGCGAAGGTTCAATTCCCGGTAAGTTCATCATTCCTGGTGAGGACATTAGTACTCCTGCACAAATTCGTCAGTTGCAAGACACACTAAATGCAATTGCCGGTGACCAAGCGTGGAAGCACAAGATCATTGTTCTTCCCCGTGGTTCAAAAACTGAAGACCAGAAGCAGATTGAACTTGCAAGTTCGTTTGATGAGCAATTGGTCAGCAACATTTGCATGGCATACGATGTCATGCCGATGGAACTTGGAATTATGCAGGGAAGTCAAGGCCAATCACCGAACCAAACAAATATGGTTGCTGCAGCCTCAGAAGAAATCAACAAGCGTAAAGCACTCAAGCCAATGTTGCAGTGGCTTAAGTCGGCAATTTTCGATCACATTCTTCAAGACATTTGCAACCAAGAGGATATGCAATGGGCTTGGGTTGGTCTTGAGTCCGTTGATGACCAAGAAGCGCAGGCTGCAAACTTTAAGACACTCACCGGTATTGGTCTTCTTTCAATTGACGAAGCACGTG